GTCCATCTGCATTACAGAAGTTGAGGATGCTGTTAATGAACGTGCCGGATGTTTTATTTAGGTTGCGGGCTTCTACGATTAGTTTAGGTAACTTATCGGGATGTTCTGACAGGAATTGTTTACGGAACGACGGTGCGCCTTTTTCTGTTTTTGGGTAGGCTATGCTTAGTTTGTCGAAGGCTTTAGCGATGGATGCCGCCGCCCAGATTTCTATGTTGCATCCTGAGACACGTTTGATTTCTTTTAGGACTTCTATTTCGCGTTTAAGGATCGCGTTCCGCGTTATTTCGGCTTTGTCCATATTTACGCGAATGCCGCGCCACGTCATATCGACCAGACAGGGCAGTAGGTCCAATTCTAGGTTGGCAACGGTGGTCAACTCTTCTTGTTTTAGTTGAGTGGAAAGGTAGTTCCACAAGTCTAGGGTTATCTCCGCATCATTTTGCGCGTATGGTCCCACGAACATTGCGGGCATTTTCCACATTTCTGCTTTTGCATCGATACCGAAGTCTGCGGCGGCTGCGTGCAGGAGTTTTTCTGACTTTGCAACCCCGAGGAGTTCATAGCAAAGGGCGTTTAGGCTATAGCTTCTGCGGTTTTCATCTAGCAGGCTTGCGGCGACCATTGTGTCGATCACACGGCCCTTCATGTTGAAGCCCATGCGTTTAATCCAGCCCAGATCGTACTGAGCGTTGTGCATGATTTTATCGGCGGGGCAGTCAAAGACCTTTTTGAGCCACTTGTTGACTTGTTTTTCGTCTATGTTGCCGCCGCCCGCGTGTCTGATTGGAACATACCCTGCCCAATCAGCGGTTGCCACGGCATATCCTACCACTTCCCCGTCCCCTCGGGCCCATCCGGGGCCCATCTTTTTGAGGTTCGGGTCGCGTGTTTCGACATCGATGGCGATTGTTTTGGCTTTAGTTAGGTCTGGAAGTTCTGCGGGTGGAACCCATTCGGATGTAACGGTGGCACTGCCTAGTTTTAGTTTCATTTCTTTTCTTTCGGAAAGGACCCGCCCAAAGCGGAGTACCCACATTTATCGATCCACGAGTCTTCGTGGTCGAGGTTATTTAGTAGGCGGGCTGTTTTTACCCAATCCATCATTAGGGCAACGTGCTGCGCGGTTATGCGTTCGTGGGTTTTGTAGGCTTGGGACGCGATAATGTCCCATCCGTCTGCAATACGCTCAAAGTTTTCGAGCGCGTCCCCATAATCCTTTGCGCGGTCGCCTGTCACTAACTCTGCACTTTTTTTTAATATTTCTTCTTTTTTCATGTACTTAGGTCTTTCCGTTCTTTTTTAGAGCCCTCTGTTGTAACCAGCTTTGTCATGGCTTTAACAAAGCCCGTTTGATGTAGCCAAAAACTTTTACCTCTTAAACTTAAACTCCAGTAGTTGCTATAACCGTAATCATGCCACAAAAGTGTTCCTACATTCATGCGTCCACCAAACAGGTTTAGGGCGGATAAAGCGGTTAGTACCTGTCCCCCACTTCCGGCACCCGACGGACTAGAGTCAAACCAAACGGGTCCTATAAACACGGGTAACTTCAACGATTGGGCATACGCTGCGGCCTGTTCAAAATGGTTAGCTAAAACTCTAGCTTTCACGCCATCTAAGCCCATAATCATCTTAGCCTTACACTCAATACCGAAGCTTATGCCTTCTTCTGTCGTCACCAAATAATCTATCTTTTTTCGACTATCGGGAATTTTATATTGTTTCTGATATTTCCAACCCTCTCGAACTCTATGCGACAAAAAATAACATTCTATAAATTTTTCGGCGCTACTTTCTTGATCCAATCCGTTACGCCGCAAGTATTCCCACTCATTCAAAACATGTCCCATCGGGGGAAACTCCATCGGAGTGTTTGGCTGCTAGGACGTAAACCAAGCTATTACAGTTTGGGCAAGCTAAGTTGGTTTCCATAATAAAGTCCTCGCTATCTTCTATGTCGTGATCTCCGCCCCAGATGAGTTCGGTTTTGCAATGCCAGCAGTTCATAGGTAGTAGCTCCTTGTTGCGTCTTCGGCGTCTATTATAAAAAGGTTTTCTTTAGCGCGGGTCACCGCCACATAAAACACGCGGTGAATGTCATCGGGATCGTCCCTCATTTGTTTGTCAGCAGCGGGCGTCAGGTCCGAGAACACTATAACGTTGTCGGCTTCCCCGCCTTTTGACCCGTGGATCGTGGACACTACAATGCGAGGGTCACCGTTGAACTTTTCACCGCGTCTAAGCAGGGCGATTAGGTAGGCTCGTTCGCGCTCTGGTATTTTGTCCATCGCCTCGTGCCAGATTAAATCGGCTGAGGCTAAAAGCCCGTGGTTAACAAACAGGTCTTGAATGTTAACCAAGTCGGCGTCTTCCAGCCCCGGAATTGTTTTGAAACCTTTGGCTACATGTTGAGAGGACCGCATCGTTTCTTTTGCCGACATGTAGCTGTAAATGTTGCGGGCCGTTTTTCCTGTAACCTTTTCGCCCTTGCGCAGTTGCTCCCAGCCGTTGACGGCATCGCTTATTTTCTCGGAGATTGACCGTGATCCGCGGAACGAGAACAGGTATCCGAAGGACCGCAAGGAGTCTGCTATGGGCTGTAGTTGGTATGCTGCTTGCGCGAGTATGAGCCACGATCCGTCGGACAGGTCTATGTCATCAACGCTTGTTCTGTATTGCACGGAGCCTTCGTCATTTTTTGGCTCGTATGCTTTCACAACGCGCCGGTTAATACGTTTTACCACGCGCTCGGCCAGTTGGTGTACTTTAAAGGGTATGCGGTAGGATTGGGTAAGTGTTTCTGACGGCCCGTCTAGGTTAATGAACGTGTCCACGTCCGCACCGGCCCAGCGATAGATAGCTTGGTCATCATCGCCTGCGATATACATTCTGTCTGACTTTTGGTCTAACAGGTGCGCAATGTCCCACTGCATAGGTGATAAATCCTGCGCTTCATCTACGAAGCACAGATCGAATGTCGGACACCAGTTGTGGCTTTCTGTAACGAACTTCTCTAGCATGTCGGTGAAGTCGAACATACACATGTTTTTCTTGTAGTTCTTCAGGCTTTTATCAACGTGATTTACGATGTTCCACTCTATTTCCATCTGGCTGCTGTTGTATTGCTGGCGCAGATCGACTTTTCTTATGCGGGCGAGATTTATGATAGCCAATATGGGGTCGTTAGCTTTAAGGATGTCGGGTAGGTCGTCATTAAAGCTGGGTGATCGGCCTACACTAAGCTGCACCCCCATGCCCCGCGAGAGTTCCAAGTAGTTTTCTGTCTGCATTACCTGATCGGTGCTTATGTCGGACAGCGTTAGCGCCAGACTATGCAGGGTTCGGAAATACATCAGGTCTTTTTTGGGGTCTAACTTAAACCGTTCTGCGGCCCGTTCCCGTGCTTCCTCGGCAGCTTTACGTGTAAAGGCCAAGAAGGCAATTCGATTGGGCTGTGTGCCGCGTTGCAGGGCATCATCTACTTTATTCAGAAGGCTCGTTGTTTTCCCCGTCCCCGGTGGTCCGAATATCCTGTACACGTTGTTTCTCCTGTTTGTATATTTGGTAGACCCGCTGTTTGGTAATTCCGTACCATTTAGCCGCCGCGGTTTTTGTCACGTGTTGTTCGTCAATCAAACGAACGATGTCTGCGTTACGCAGTTTTTTTAAGACGTTATCGGTCAAAACGGTGTTTCCTTTGGCTTAAACTCTGGGGTTGTCAGGTCCACGTCGGCGTTTGCAAAAGCGGGGACCTTCCATACACGCACAGCACGACCCTTTATTTTTAAAAAAGTGCTTTCGCCGTTTATATCACGGATACGCTGCGCAATACGGTGTGACTTGTATTCAAAGAATTTGTTCTTTTTAAGAAAGCTTTCAAAGTCTTTGAGGCGGAAGTATGTGCATCCCTCTTCATCGTCGGTCCACGGACGGCGAAGCAGGATTTCTTCTCTGTCTTTCGCCTGTTGCAAGTGGGCGCAAAACTCCTCCATAAAGTCATAGAACTGCCCGCCGACGCTTGCATCCTGCGAGACTTCGATGA